GGGATAACAATGGACCCTTCTTTAAAGATGTGACTACCAAATGTTTCTACCTGATTTTGCAGAATAGATTGTAAAGTAGAAAGTTCTCTAGCCTGTACAGGGAATCCTGGTTTAAACAGGACACGATGATAACCCTTGCTAGGGTCAAAATCATCATAATACGGACTTACATTGAGGTTAGTCTGTTGTGGCATCTTCTTAGAATTCTAAAACGATTTTGATGTCTTCTTTTTGACGCTCATTCCTTGTAATAGATGGTCTATTATCAAGGTATATGATCTCTCCAGTCCTTTTATTTATTTCGGCACCAGCAAGTCCATTTGTAAACTGAACACCCAAATCAACAACTTTACCTGCAGGTGTGGTAGTTGAGATGCCAGAGAATGTTGAGTCAATGTTAACACTGAATCCACTAGGACCAGTTATAGCATTGCTAGAAGAGTCAAATTCAATAACTTTGGCATCTCCACCCACACCAATACTATCTGTAGAATCATAAAGATTGGGATTCAAATACAGATTTCTATCTTGGAAATACTTGACAACTTGTGTACTAATGTCATAGGAAGCAACATATCCCTTTGCTGTACCTACACCAGTAATATTTTGTTCAATCTTACCTCCGATGGCAAGAGCTTGACTAGTGTTTCCTGTAAATTTAATTGATTTAGTGGCAGAGAATTCTGAAGTATTCAGAATAGCAGTAGATCCAGCACCTGCAGAAATCGGGTTTTTGATTACACCAATCTGAGCAAATGTAGTGTCTGAAATAAAATCATATGAGGAACTATCAAATCTAGAATAAATTAGAACTTTATCGGTTCCTAGTTCCTTGTACAAGTCAAAACCATGCCCACTAGATGGAGGAATGATTGGGGTCAGTCTGGCAAACTTAGTAGCAGAAGAGTTGATAGAAGAAAGATCAACTCGACCAAAACTGTAACCCTGACCGCCAGAAGTTACAGTTGCAGAAATAATTTGCCCGTTTGTATTAGTTTGTACCCTTACTTTACCTCCAACTCCATCTCCAAGAATATCAAGTTCTATAGGAGTGGACAAGAAGGAGTATCCCTCACCCTGTTCGTCAATTGAAACAACTTTAATCTGATTATTGTTTATCTCGGAATCTCCGTTATCTCTAATAACTTTAACTTCATTCTCGGAGGAAGTTGCCCATTCATTAGGAACCGCTACATATTCCGTTGAGTCAAATTTAACAATGTCAGCAGGAGGGACAGTAAAGAGGTATTTCCACAGATAACCGTCGCCACTTGTTCCTGCAGCGGAAGGTTCTAAGTCAGTAAATGTAGGTTCATCTAGTGATGCATTTGCTGAAGATGTGATACCTGCTGAACCATTATTGATACAAATATAGACTCGGAAGTCTTTATTAATAACATAATAGTTTGATGAATACAGTCTGCTAGAGTTTGATACTAATGATCGGTTATTAGTATCATAGTCATGACGGTACATATCATATGATGTACCTTTAGTCCACTGAGTCTTACGAATCAATCTTCTAACATCACCAGGCAATACCTTCCGCCCGAAAAGCATCGTATCATACACATGATTGATATATGTAATATTATCAATCGGAGATGGAGGTTGAACCGTCGTACTATTCCAGGTACTGGTTCTCCCATAACCCGTGATAGTCGGGTTGGCAAGACTTAAAAAAGTAAAGTAGGAATTAGTACCGTCAATTACAGAGTCTACAAAATTATTTGCATTAATAACCCTGAATTGGTCGGTGATAATGGCTGCCATTATTATGAACGGGCGGAGGGTCTAACTTTTTTGTATTTATAAGATCTTCGGCAATCCTCCAGTTCCTCTCAAACCACAACCACGCCTTTGTACAATAGGATAGTTAGTTAGATCTGGGTCAAAAGTAATACCCTTAAGGTTTGCGTAAACAGGACTACCAACATCTCTGGTAATTCCGTTGAACTTACCCCAGGTGAAGTGACAGTATGGACCAGCGGTAGAACCAACACCTACAAAATCACTTATATCAGTGTAAGAAGCAATATTGGCAGTCATTACACCAAGACGACTACCAGTTGCAGGTACAAACGAAATTGCATGGTTGTAGTAGATGTTGTCACCATTGAAGGTGCTGATTCCAACAATGTCAGTGTCATGAGTGTCAATACTAGTTACTGCAACACCTGCAGTATTGATACCAGATCCATAAAGTTTGAATGGTTGACCCGTCTGCAATCCAGTAGGATCGTTACCGGCATTTACAAAACTCTGGACATCAAACTGGATCTTGATGCCTAGATCAGTACCGATTCCAGGACAGGTGCTGATGCCTGTAACAACTCCGATGAATCCTTGAATATTAGCCACAAGAGGTTCAATGCTAGTCATATTCTCAAAGTTAATACCATAAACTGCAGTTGTTCCGAATCCAACCTCTGCAACATATGCAAGAGAGAATGACTCGTTTAACAAACCATCAGTGTCTTTGAATAATGCTGTGGAATCAACATATACAAAAGCATCAGTAGTGCTAACGACACCAATTACATTTGCGATTGGATTGATTTGTGCCTCAATAGAATCTCTTGCCTTAGATACAATAGAACCATCGATCAAAATATCCTTCTTCTGCTTGATCCAATCCATCGGTTTGTAGTTATCGTTGCTGATACCTACACCCTGATAGAACGCAGTCTCTACAGTGGCGGCACTATCAACCCTCTTAACGATTCTTTCTGCACTTTGTGCAAAGTTAGGAGTGCTCTTAGCAACCTGATTAAGTTCAATTTGAGAACTCTTTCTCAGTCTAAGATTGTCACCAACCTTAACAATTTCGTTAACATCGAATAAGAAACTATCCTGACCAATAGATCCTCTGTAGAAGAAGATAACGACATTATCTTCTTTAGTAGGAGCAGTTGTAAATTGAATAACAGAACCGCCATCGAATGAATAGTGAATTCCAGGTTCTTGAATAACACCATTGATAAAGATTAGAAGAACAGATGCAAGGTCAATTTCTTTAGAGTCTTGATCATTTCTGTCAATCTCAAAGGAGACAATCTGTCTCTGATATTCTAGAATAAATCTCTTCTGATCACCGTTTTGATATCTCGCAATATTGTCAAGATAATCAATATTACCAAACTGCCAAGATGCTACTTGGTCGGTAAATACATCGACAACCTCAAGTTCAAACGGAGAGAAGTTATTTCCTGCCTGAGGATCTGTTGCGAGACCAGTAACGGTAAACTTGTCTCCACGCTTAAATCCATAACCCTTCTTAGAGAGTTCAAACTCAGTAACTGCAAAGTAGGTGGATCCAATTCCAGTTGCAGTGCTGATACCTGTGATTTGTACTGTGACGGAGCAACCAACACCTGTTATAGTCGTATTACCTAGACCAATTCTGGATACCCCTACAACGGGCAGATTTTCACCATTGGGTTCAGGTGGCAATGCATGTGCATTTACATAACCAACACCACCATCGTTAACCGTATATACGAGACTACCACCAGCACCAACTACAGCAGATACATCTGCTCCAGTACCAGCACCACCGCCAGGTCCAACAAATACTGTAAAAGTATTTACGGTTGTAGCAGTGATTGCAGTAAAGATGCCAGCAACAGGATCGGTTGCTCTAGGATAAAGATGGACTCCTAAGAAGTTATCCTTACCGCAAGTAAATCCAAGAGATCCTGTATCAATACCAACAGTATTACTAGTCGTCAAACCATGTGCAGGAACAGTGACAACCAATTTACCCGTTCGTGATGTATAACTAGAATTAGTAGCAGTATGTCTCGTTCCGGTGTTATCAGTGATGGAGTTGATGCCAGCAGATGCAAATCTGTGCTCAAACGCAACATCAGTAATAGCAATACCGATTGTTCCAAAATTAGTATTGTAACCAGAACCAAATGTCAATGGGAAGAATGGTGCAGCAGTACCACCACTTACATAAGTATGTGGGATAGTTGATGCACCGACTTGTACCTTGAAGGTTCTTGCGGAAATAATACCAACAACATAGAAAGGATCATTATGATCTGGGAAAATATTAGTCGTAACGCCAGCATGAGCTGCACCACAAGTAAACTCAAGACCAACCAACTTGACTGAATTTTCAAGAAGAAGAGTATGGTTGCCAATGGTAGAGACTGTCATAATGCCAGTCTTATTGTCATAAGCAGCATTTTCGATGTTAACGAATACACCTGTAGTAGATACGCCGATAATTTCTGTAATTGTTCCAGCAGTGTTTACATTGACCTTGACAGATGAACCATTGAACGGTGCGTATCCTCTACCAGGAGTAGATGCAATAGAGACAATAACGCCACCTCTTGGTAACTGGTTTTGGTTAATATCATCCTCATCAATAATTAGATCCGTAAATCCAACTGATGTGATACCACTGAACTGAACACTAGCAGCAGTAGAGACTGGATCTTCAATAATCTTGAAGTTAGAAACACCCTCGTTGTTCTCACCAAATGGTGCTTGGAAGATGCCGTTAATAAACAGTACACCGTTACCACCAGTAGAACCAATACCAGTTACAGCAGCACCAGTCGCTGACAGGTCAAAGGTATTTTGAAGACCATCAAACTGATCAGAGAAGTCATCAAATAATTCGTTAGTTTCATAATCTTGTCTGAGGTAAGTTCTACCACCAAAGGATGCTCTAGGATAAGGAAGGTTAGCGGGGTTGATAATTCCAAGGTCACCACCTAAAGGTGCCTCAGTAAAGTGAATTTGACTGTTGAGAATCTGGAAAGCACCTCTATGGATTCTTG